GTCACCACGAATGTAATTATCAATCAGAGCGAAGAGGCGTGTTTGGTTATCCTCATTACCTAGAGGCCCTTTAACTTACTCTCGCTGTCGAATTTAGTACACAGCAGTGGGTTATGTTATAGACGTTTGTCTTACCACACCAATAGTGGGAGACTTAATAATCGCAGGTCGCAGATGGAATTACCCATCCCGGTCCCTCATGAACAGGGTCAAAGATTAACTTTACGATAGCTAATGGCGAACATCCTTTCGGATTCCACTGACGCATCTCATCGATGATCACTTCTTTTGTTATGTTCATGATTTGTGTTGCTGCTGCAATTACGTTACGTATCCAGATCGTTTAAAGCTATAAACCTTCCAACTTTTCCACCCTAGTCCTGAAAAGGATAGAGAAAGTTGAGAGATCCTAGTATTTCTTTCTGTTTACATCACGGTGAGTGTTTCGAATAGTAATTTTATGTCATACAGTTACTATTACGAGTAAAAACACACACGCACGGTTTATTAGCCTGAGGATTTCTCCTCGATGCTATAACACGACACAAAGTTCCTTCTGTGCAAAAATGGAACATAGATTTCGTTTAATGCTAGTTGGTACAAGGCCCAGCACGACCTTTTAAAATAGTTGTTGAGAGTTATGTGAACACCACGGAGGCTGGCCATACTGTTATAGAATTGACAGAAATGATCAGCGTAGTGCAGGTTGCAGAATAATCAACAATGAGAGTCTGTCCGCTGGCAGTAACCGTAACAACTATAGCGAAGCGAGCTAATGTAGCTCCAACGTTTATTAGAAGATTAGGGTTATATGAAGCGGTAGCAGTTGCAGTCCCAGAAATAACGGGTGTAGCAGCGGAACTGAAAACAGTGCCACCCAAAAGAGAGTTTAGGACGAATTGTCCCACTCGATTAAAGGTGAGTGTGTTTCCACTTGCGGTTACGTATCCTGTTACAACAGCAGCGGTACCCAGATACGCGGTCTTACTGACAGTCCCTCCAGAATTCACAGTAGAATGAAAGCCTAGGGCTTGATTCGAAATTGAAAACTGAGGAGTCATGAGTTCGATGTCATAGGTAACATATAGTTCACCGATACTTGAAGTATCAGCGCAACCTACTGTTGAGACGAACAAATTGCCAACATCGGATAGTTTGATGTCCTGATTCGCAGCAAGTGCTCCAGACCTGATATATCGACTAGGAAGTCGGTTCAGATCCTTGGAATCACAACGATAGCAACATTCGGCCCATACGGAGGAACGAACGGCGTTATGAAACGTCATCAGTTCCTGTTTGGAACCTGGTGTGGCATCTGCGGCATCAAAATCAACTGCCATCTGGATTGAACCAGACGTGGCTGTCGACTTGACGGTCTCGAACTCGAATGAAATATTCTTTGGAACATAACATTCGTAGTTAAAGGCCATCTGAGATAACCATTGAAAGGTACTAGAAATGCCTGGATTTATTGCGTAAGCTGTAACAGCGAACGCAACAGAACCGTTGATATCTGTAATAAATTCCCGATGTCGGATTCGGATGCGTGCATCCCCATTCACGATGGAGGAAGACAACTGAGGTACAGGGGTTCTCATTATCTTTGTTTGAGCAACGGCAGCATACTGGCGTTTGGACTCATTTGGGTTCTTGGATTTTGGATTTGAAGATTTGGATTTCTTCATGATACAATGCGGAAAGTAGGAAAAACTTTCAGTCTCGGAAGATGGCGCGGTTGTATGGGATACTCGACCGCTCGAGGACTATACATCAATGTTCAACCTAATGTAGGAAGCGCCGTGTAGTCTCTTGGCATTTTGTTTAGCACAGAATTATTAAGATGACATTGTCATCACTGATTTTGGGCTATTACGAACATTGACCCCATGAAAGGGAGAGGAGGAGTGCCCACCGCGTACATCTCTTAGAGAGACCAGATATCCGAATCTGCCAAGGCAGAACGAACGGGTCTCTGAAAGGACTTAACGGCATTAGGAAGACGCAGAGGTAAAAGGGGGGGGCAAGTAGGAACACCAACTGCGAAGAGACGAATTTTATGATATGCTTCAATCGATTCCGCCGTCATTGGTTTTATCCAATACGGTGGTTTGAACTGTAGTAACATCATTGAATCCGAGACTTCGACAGAGCCAGTGTGTGCTCGCGTAGCATAAGCAATCCGTTGTAACCAGACATCAGTCTGTTCTTCAGATTCGCCCTCAAGAGGGACGTATGCTCCAGGCACCACCTTCCAGTTAACCAGAGAATTACCGAACTTCGCGAACGATAATCCTCCTCTTTCACGTCGATATAGAATAAGACGGGGATCATGCAAGAATGCGGCTGCCATGAGGCGCTGATTCCGCGTGAGACCAATATTGTCTTTATTCATTATCTCTTTGTCCAGACCAAATCCACCGAGGTGGACTGGTAGGTACCAATTTGGCTGATATCTTTTACCGAACCATTCAGGCGCCCATCGACTTAACGCCATCGGAATGACTGAGCGTGCCCATGGGCAATGCTTAACCATATCGTTTAGCGAAGGAGCGAGCTCCACCGGAGTAGTGCAGTCTTTTCCTTTCTTCAAATTATTGCCAGTCACGAGTCGTTGATTAAGATAACCTTTACGGGTCATCGCACCTCCCTTACGTATGTAAATTTGGGAGTTAATCATGGCACAATCAGGCGATAAGTAGGCCTTGCCGATCGAGATTTTGAATCCCGCATCTGCAGCTACCTTATTGAAGAATGGCATAAAGCTAGGGTCACACTTGAAGAGCATGTCGTCACCGTTCACGATGACGCAACGTCTCATTATCTCTCCACGTGTTTTACGTAGAGGATTATCAAGGACCCAAAGCTTAATGGCATGGTGATATACAGCGAGATTGATAACACAGAGAAGAGGAAAGCTTAATGGGTGTCCCATAAACTGTCCTTCGACGTGGTTAACAATTTTTCCATCTGGGTATCGTGCGATTCCATTGAAGAGTGACTCGAATGCAAATTGTGACATTGGCATCTTATACAAGGGTCGTAAGACCGCATGTGATGCGTCACGCTTGAGCAAATCAGTCGCTGCTTCATAATCCATAGAACACCAGTGTGATTCATAGCAATTGTCGTCAATAAATTGAACTTCCTTTAGGAGGTCATTACCCGATTTCATTGTGGAGTAGTCGCATTTCGACCATTCAGAAAGGAGGAGCCTCTGAACCGGCTGCAAAGCCGTATAGAGATATCCATCACCCTTGCTGATAATTCGGAACTTTCCCGGTTCGGGAATTGCAAGAATATCTACAAAATGATTCGGTACTAGATCCTTCCAATCCAGATCATAATGATTTGGAAAAAAGAAAGGTTTAATTTCGGGACGGAAAGAAGGATCATCCCAATCAGAATCGATAGGTAAAGAATTGGCGATTGCCTCATGGTACATATGCTCAAATTCCTCCTGACGCCACTTATTAAGTGTTGTGTTCAGGTAGGGAAGCTTTCCCATGATCTTGGCATCGACTGAGTTCATATCCATAGCGTATTTATTCACAAGCGCAAAAGTGCCGCCTTCGCGGTAATTAGCCTGTGAACAGGAAGATCCGGATGGCATAAAGGAAGTCAATGGAACATCACGATTAATTTTGTTGAAAATCTTTTGGGAGGTGAGACTAATTGTCTCTTCCAATCCGGAGGAAATATTTCCACGAAAACTAGTGATACGTTCCATATGCTTCTTATACGCCGCATCTCTCTTCTTCTCCCCCAGCTCGGGCCAAGCAAGCTTGACACCCTTCTGGAGCGAATAGATTAGAGAAATATCCCGTCGTGCGCAAGCACGTAAAACGAACAAACGACACCAACCACTATAAAGTGGTAGGACGTTCCATTCGTCACGGGGAGGATAGGTGGGATCCTTAAACACACGACAGAGTAGGATATCATTCCAGTACTTCACGTAAGACTGCTCACGATTTTCATCGTTAGCATATAACATGATACGTCTGGCCGTTTCTCTCATCGATTTGATAAAGCGTTGATACTCCTTCGGGGTAAACCATTCATCTTTCTGTGAACAGTAAACAACAAAAGCTAGAACCAATGATTCAACTATTTTTGTAACAGGGATTGAAATTCCCTGTCCATGGCACACCCTTGCCATGGCCAACAACATAAAGCCGCTGAGTGAGAGCTTAGGTTCCCCACTCAGTACGTTACCGTCTTTCTGCTTGGCATCATCTTTCGATGTGCGCGCGGGACGAATAACGTTCCGTCGAATCGCTCTTTTCCCCACACCCTTTTTGGGAGTGGTTACTTGAGAGTTCGACAACAACTTCATGCTAGCAACGAAACCTGTATTGCCAACAGGCGATTTCGGTTTAGGTGCACGTGTCTCGCGACGACGTGCAGCTAGCGGAGCAATCGATATTTTTGATTTATGCTCCGACTTTGACACACATACGGATTCTTCTGTGTGCG